TTATTGCTTTGTAAAGCCTGTAGACAATGACAATGATTTGGATCCCTCTTCCTTGAAGGAGTTTTGGGGCGAGCTAAAGTATGAGTCATCTATACTATCGGTAGACGGTGTGTCTCCAGGCGATACTGTATCATTTCAGCCTGAGTGCGAATATGAATTTGAGATAGAGGGGGAAACTTTATATAGAATGTATACATATAATATATGTCTGACAAAGTAGACAAGTTATCGGAATTAGAACAAGAACTACTTGATGCGGCTGAAAAAGCTGTGTCTGAGCTGATAAAGGTAGCTAAAGCACCTATAATTAAGGGTAAGATAGACATGGATAACGATGTGGCTGTTGATAAGCTTAAGAATGCTGCTTCAGCTAAAAAGACTGCCATGTTTGATGCTTTCGATATTATAGATAAAACAAGGGAGAGAAGAAAGATACTGTCTAAAGGAGATGGAGAAGAGAGTGAAGAAGATAAAATAGAGAAAAAAGTCGGAGGGTTAAATTTTGCAGAGGGCAGAGCAACATAATATAAATTGGGACCCCTTATATAAGGTCGTAGACAACCTCATCCCTGATAATGTTGTTAGAAATAGGAATGCAAAAAACTCTTGGAAATACGGTTACGATAAAGAATATGATTTAGTTGTAATATCTAGGGATGGCACTATAGGTGCTATCTATGATATAAATGGATTAAGAATAGCTTTACCTAAGTGTCCAAAGGAGATTGAAAGAAAGAATAATAAGTGGATTCCCCACGATCCTCCAGAGGACTTATCAAAGATAAAAACTAGAGCTGAATGGAATATGTATCCAGACAGCTTCAAGAGTAAGCATGTAGATTATATCTCAAGGGAGTTTGATAGGCGTGAGCAAGGTTTTTGGTTTATGAACAATAGCAAGCCTGCTTATATCACAGGTCATCACTATATGTATCTGCAACATACTAAGATTGATGTGGGTCACCCTGATTTTCGAGAGGCAAATAGAATTTTCTATATATTTTGGGAAGCTTGTAAAGCTGACTCTAGATCTTTTGGAATGATATACCTTAAGATAAGACGTTCAGGATTCTCTTTTATGTCATCATCAGTCTCTGTAGATACAGCTACCCTATCTAGAGATAGTAGATTGGGTATAATGTCTAAGACGGGGAAAGATGCTAAAAAGCTATTCACAGATAAGGTAGTTCCGATATCTAATAACTACCCATTTTATTTTAGACCTTTGCAGTCGGGTATGGATAAACCTAAAACAGAGTTACTATTTAGTCTTCCAGCTACAAGGATCACTAAGAAGAACATGGCTGAGATAGGTAAGGAAGAAGCTGAGAAAGGGCTAGACACATCTATTGATTGGCAGAACACAGGTGATAACAGCTATGATGGTGAAAAATTATTATTCTTAATTGAAGATGAGGCTGCTAAGATAGAAAGACCAGATAGCATAAAAGAAGGTTGGAGGGTTAGACAAACTTGTTTAAGATTAGGTCAAAAGATTATAGGTAAATGTATGATGGGATCTACCTGTAATGCATTAGCTAAGGGTGGTCAGAATTTTAAGGATCTATACGAGGATTCAGATCCTTTAAATAGGAATGCTAACGGTAGGACTAAATCTGGTCTGTATAGGATATTCATCCCTATGGAGTGGAATTACGAAGGTTTTATAGATGAGTATGGGATGCCTGTATTTGAAAATCCTAAAGAACCAGTTGTAGGTGTAGATGGAGAGATGATAACTCAAGGTGTTATTGAGTATTGGAATAATGAAGTGGCATCCAAAAAACATGATCCAGAAGATTTAAACGAATTTTATAGACAGAACCCTAGAACTGAAGCTCATGCGTTTAGAGATGAGGCAAAAGACTCTATATTCAATATCACTAAACTTTATGATCAGATCGATTATAATGAAGCTACTCACGTTAAAAAGGTATTAACGACAGGTTCCTTTCATTGGAAGGACGGTAAGAAAAATACAGAAGTAGTGTGGACTCCAGATAGGAGAGGTAGATTTATAACGTCATGGATACCGCCTAAAGAGCTTCAAAACAAAGTAGCTAAAAGGGGTGATAAGTTTATACCTATGAATGAGAGTATCGGTATATTTGGATGTGATCCATACGATATATCAGGAGTTGTAGGTGGTGGAGGATCGAAAGGTGCTTTGCATGGCTATACTATATTTAATATGGCTGATGCTCCATCTAATGAATTTTTCCTAGAATATATAGCTAGACCTCAAACAGCTGAAATGTTTTTTGAGGATATTATGATGGCTTTGTGGTTTTATGGGATGCCTGCTCTGATAGAGAACAACAAAAACAGACTCCTTTACACTATGAGAGATAGGGGTATGCGTAAATTTTCTATCGATAGACCTGACAAGGACAAAAGTAAAAGAAGTAAGTTAGAGATAGAGGTTGGAGGTATACCCATGTCTTCAGAAGACATTAGACAAGCGCATGCGTCTGCTATAGAAACATATATAGAGAAGCATGTAGGTTTCGACTATGAAGGAAATTATAGAGAGTCAGGGACTGTAGGTGTTATGCCTTTTAATAGAACATTGGAAGATTGGGCTGGTTTCGAGTACAACAACCGTACCAAGTATGATGCAACCATAAGTTCAGGGTTGGCATTATTGGGTGCTCAAAGGTTTACAATGAGACCAAAAAAGGATGTCCAAAAAATAAACCTTAACTTTGCAAGGTATAGCAATGAAGGAACACAAAGCAAGATAATTATATAATGAATAGTAAACATAAATCTCTTGTCAGCAGAATTGATTTTCCAGATCAATTAGCATCAGACAATGAAAAAGCCTCTGAAGAGTTCGGTCTTAGGGCAGGTAAAGCGATAGAGTATGAGTGGTTCCGAAATAAAGGAAACAGTTGTAGATTTTATGATCAGTGGATAGACTATCACCGTATACGACTATACGCTAGAGGGGAGCAACCTATTAATAAGTATAAGAAAGAAATGTCCGTTGATGGAGATCTATCTTATATGAATATTGATTGGACCCAAGTTCCTATTATCCCTAAGTTCGTGGATATCATTGTAAACGGTATGTCGGATAGGTTGTTTGATATTAAAGCTTATGCTCAAGATGCAGTTTCAGCTTCTAATAGAATAGCATATCAAGATATGCTTGAGGCAGACATGGTGGCTAAAGATGTCCTTAACGTATTTAAAGAAGGTTTCGGTGTTGATGCTTTTAATACAGAATCAGATGAGTTACCTTCAAATGATAAGGAGTTGTCATTACACATGCAACTCGATTATAAACCAGCTATAGAAATTGCAGAAGAGGAGGCTATCGATACAGTTCTTGATATGAATAGGTATCCTGAGATAAAAAGGAGATTATACTATGACAACACTACGTTAGGTATATCCATGATTAAACATGATTTTAGACATACTGAAGGTGTGAAAATAGAATATGTTGATCCTGCTGAATGTGTTTACAGTTATACTGAGGACCCGAACTTTAATGATATATATTACTTTGGAGAAGTAAAACAAATACATGTAACAGAATTAAAGAAGATTAATCCTTATTTAACTCCTGAAGACTTAGAAGATATAAGAAACACTACAGGTATCTGGAGTAATGAATATTCTGTGATGAGATCTTACAATGACACGTTTGAGGATAAGGAGGTAATTAATGTGTTGTTTTTTAATTACAAGACTGACAAAACTTATACTTGGAAAGAAAAGTATCTTCCAAATGGAGGGTCAAGAATGATAGAAAAGGATGAGTCATTCAATCCACCTGAAGGATCAGAAGAGCTTTACAGAAAAGTAGAGAAGAAGATTGATGTTTGGTATGATGGTGTTTTAGTGTTAGGGTCCGATAAGATTATAAAGTGGGAGCTAAGTAAAAATATGGTGAGACCAGAAGCTGAATTTCAGAGATCGTATCCGAACTATATAATATCAGCTCCAAGACTATATAAGGGAAGTATAGATTCATTAGTTAAACGTATGATGCCATACGCTGATCAGATACAACTTATACATCTTAAGCTTCAACAAGTAAGGAATAAAATAGTTCCTGATGGTGTGTTTATAGATGCGGATGGATTAACCGAGATTGACTTGGGTAATGGAGGTAAATATAACCCTCATGAAGCTTTAAAGTTGTTCTTCCAAACGGGTAGTGTAATTGGTCGTAGCTATACTCAAGATGGTGAGTTTAACCATGCAAAGGTTCCTATCCAAGAGATAAACCATAATAGTGGGCACAATAAGATTAGATCGTTGATAGAGTCTTATAATTACTACTTAAATATGATTAGGGATGTGACAGGTATAAATGAAGCTAGGGATGGAAGCACCCCTGATCCAGATGCATTAGTCGGGGTTCAAAAACTAGCGGCAGCTAATAGTAATACAGCTACTAGGCATGTACTAGACTCTGGTATAGATATAACTACTAGGTTAGCTGAGTGTGTATCGTTACGTATTAGTGATATTTTAGAGTATTCACCAATGGCTGAGGAATTTGCAATGCAGATAGGTAAGTATAACCTATCATTGTTGGATGAGATAAAAGCTCTACCTATGCATTCATTTGGTATTTTCATAGATGTATCCCCTGATGAAGAGGATAAGCAAAGACTTGAAAATAATATATCTATAGCTTTAAATAGAGATCAAATTACTGTAGAGGATATAATTGATATTAGAGAGATAAAAAATATAAAACTAGCTAATCAATTATTAAAACTAAAAAGGAAAGAGAAGGAAGAGAAGGATAATCAGAGAGAGGAAGCTAAGATGCAGATGCAAGGCGATATTAATGTAAAGTCTGCTCAGCAAGCGGCTCAAGCAAGGATGGAGGCTGCTCAGGCGGAAGCTCAAGCAAAAATACAAATAGAAGAGGCTAAGAGTAGACTAGAGATAGAGAGATTAAGAGAAGAGGCTCATTTAAAGTCTTTATTGATGGATAAAGAGTTTCAATTCAATATGACACTAAAAAATGCCGAGTCTGAAACCTTGAATCAGAGAGATAAATATAAGGAAGATAGGAGAGACGCTAGGACTGATAAGCAAGCTACACAGCAGGCTAAGCTAATTGATCAGAGAAAGTCAAACAAGCCTCCTACAAATTTTGAGTCTACAAATGACCACCTTGGAGATATTGGTCTAGAGCAGTTTTCTGTTAGATAAATAAAAAAGTGTTAAATTTGTAACAATTAAATAAAATAATATGAAATTAAAAGGGGCAAAGGTAGTAACTGGTGAAGAGAAATCTATTCAAGAAATAGAAACTAAACTAGTAGAAGAGAAGCAGAAAGAGATAGAGAATATCGAGAATCTTCCTGCTGATGATCTAGGTAATGAGCCTAGTGTAGAGGAACCTAAGTTAGAGTTAAATGATGACGTTGTGTTTAAATACGTGGGGAGTAAGCTTGGAAAGGAAGTTAGTTCTCTTGATGATTTAGTAGAGTATAAGGAAAAAGAAGTAACTCTTCCAGAAGAGGTTGAGGATTATTTGAAATATAAGAGTGAAACTAATAGAGGTTTAAAAGACTATGTAGAGTTACATAGAGATTTTAGTTCTATTAATGACGATGAGATTATAAAGCAATATTACTCTGATAGTTCTAGTGGGCTAGATGAGGACGATATAGACTTTGAGTTCAACAAGAAATTCGGTAGTAGCGAATTTGATGATGAGGATGATATCAGAGCTAGGAACATTGAAAAGAAAAGGGAGGCTGCAAAAGCTCGTGAATTCTATAATAGTCGGAAGGAAAAATTTAGTGGTAGGCTTGAGTCAAGTCATAACGCTATTCCAAAAGAAGATATAGAGGGATATGAAGCTTACAAGCAATATAAAGCTGAATCAAGCACAAAAGTGGGAGATGATGCAAAGAGGTCTGAACATTTCGTCAATAAAACAAATGAGTTGTTTTCTAAGTTTGAAGGTTTCAAATTTAAAGCAGGAGACAATGAGTTGATTTATAAGCCAAGTGATTTAACAAATTTCACACCTGAAAGTACAGGTTTTGATAGTTTTGTTAGTGAACATGTGGATAAAGACGGATACTTGAAAGACCCAGAGAAATACCATAGGGCTATGGCAATTGCAAAAGATCCAGATGCTTATGCTAAATACTTTTATGATCAAGGAGTATCGGCACAAGTTAAGAATTTTGAGAAGGACGGAAAAAACATTAGTATGGATATCAGAGAGTCTGATGGAAATCTTAAGAAGGGAGGTCCTAAAGCGAGAGTTGTAAACCCTGATTATGGTAATAAATTAAAGATTAAACAATAAAAACTAAGAAAAAATGGCAGGATCATTAGACGCGTATGCAGCAGGACATTTAACACCAGCTCCATCGCAACAAACATTGTCGTCAAATTATTTGTCGGCTGAAGACTTTGACTTTATTAGTCAATATCTTCCAGAATTAGATAAGCAAGAATTCGAGCGTTTCGGACCTCGTACTATTGCAGGATTTTTACAATTAACAGGTTCTGAGATACCTTTTGCGTCTGATTTAATTAAATGGTCAGAACAAGGTCGTCTTCATACTAAGTATGAAAACGTTTCTGAGGGAGCGTTTGTAGCGAATGTTTCGCATGTGTTCGACTTGGGATCAGGAACGTGTACATTTAGAGTAGGGCAGACAGTATTATTGTCAAATGCTACAGTTGATAGAAAAGCAATTGTTACAGCTGTTTCAGGGTCAACGTTTACAGTAGCATATTACACTGTTGAAGGTGCTACTCCTTTTGGAGGGGCAGCAACTGATGTTACTGTGTTCGCTTACGGTTCAGAATTCGCTAAAGGAACTGAGGGTATGCAAGGTTCTCTAGATGCTAGTTTCGATGTATTTGAAGTTAAGCCAATTATCGT